GGCTATGCGGACAAGCAGGAGGTCGTGTTGACACCCAACCAGCAGCTCGGAGATCAGGTTCCCGCCGAGGACTTGGAGAAGAAGTATCTCGAAGATGTGGTAGGTGCGTCCAGCGACTATGACTCGGAGGACTGAGCGACTTTCACGACTTTTGCGACTATGGCTTACGACTATGCCGAGCGACTTTACGACTTTTGCCCGAACGATTTTGCGACTTTCCGGCGAGGGTCTGCGACTTTGACAGAGCTGCCGATCTCCCTACGAGGTCGGCGGCTTTTCCTTTCTCCGGCTGATCGGCGGCGGATTCCACCGGGGCGGCGTGGGCGCTGCCGGGGTTCCGGCCTGATCGGGGCGGCGTTTTTGCCCTTTATAATGTATAGTGCGAAAAAGTGTAGTTTTTCAGACGGTTGCAAGCGTCAATAAAAAACTTGATAAAATATCAATAAAACACTTGACAATCAATAAAACACTTGATATACTCTAATCATCAATAAAACACTTGATAACAATTGATGAAGGGAGTTTTAACAATGCTGAGAACCAATAGCAAGAAAGCCGCCGAAAACATCCGGGTGTATATCATGGGTAATTTCACGCCGGAAGGGTACACGGACAACCCGCCGCAGAAGTTCCCCGAAATCGCCGCTTTTATCCTCGACACATTCAGAAGTGAAAAATACTGGTGTCCGCAAGATGTCCGCTATTATCACGGCAATGAAGCCGCCGCTTTTGCTGACTGGTGCGCCGGTCTGCCATCTGTCCTCGATACCTTGTATTTTTACAATCGTTCGGCGGTTGATGACCTCGGCGCAATCCTCGAAGAAACAGAGCAGGAAAAAACCCGGTACACCGAGCAGCAGGCCGAACAGCTTTTAACAAGCCTGATTTACAGAGAATTACAGAAGGGAGAGCGGAAAGCATGAGAAAGTACAAATTAAAAGAGCTGCGGGAGCTTGTGCGGCTCGGAGTGGCTGAGGATTACACCAATAAGCCGAGCGAGTATATTTACACGCTGCGCAGGCTTGAAAAGGTGGGCTATTCTGCGGGCGTTTATGGTATCAATGGCGGATTGGTCGAAGATACCGAAACCGGGCAGTTATACGCCATTATTGGGCGTTGCTCTAATCTGTTTATTTTGTTTTAAGGGGGATTATATTATGATTAAGCGTGATAATTGTAAGAATTGCGTGAGCCGTTGCGAACACGCCGGGAAAGATCGGGAATTTGTTTATTCCGGTGAAAAGTCCTGCAAAGTGCTTTATACGCCTGAGAGAGTAACGAAAGCGGCGGCGGATTTTGTAGGGGCTATAAAGCTCATAGCCACCAAGCCGGACAACCTCGACAACCTCGAAAGCTATCTTTCTCACCATTTCCCGGAATGGGTCAGCAGATGGGCAAATAGCCCGGAAGACCTCGCCGCAGAGATGAAGGAATTTGCGAGAATGGAAATATAAAGGCGGTGGAAGCGTGTATATTGTATTGTTAATTCTCCTGCTGCCGGTTCAAATCCTGATTGAAATATTGAAATTGAATAAATGAACGCCGCCCCGGTGCTATTCCGGGGCGGTTATTTTTTACGCTTTTCGGCCTGATCGGGGCGGCGTGAATGGGTGACGGGGGGCGGGGGATATGCCAGCGGCAGCGAGGGCGGGGTAAGCTGAAAAATATCCGCAAAAAATAAAAAGGTCAATTTCAAGAAAACGCTTGACAATAAAACACTTGATGTATATAATAAAGCCGAGGTGATAAACATGAGAGGTCGAGAAATCCTGAAAGAGATCATGGCTTCCAAGTCTCTTTCCAACGCTGAACTCGCAAAAAGACTCAATGTCTCTAACGCTACGATTTGGGAGCGTCTGAACAACAAAAACGTCAAGGACATTCCCGTGTCCCTGCTGACCACCATGCTCAGAGCGATGGATTACAAGGTCATCGTTGTTCCTGCCAATACCCGTCTGCCGGAAGGAGGTTTTGAAGTTGAATGACGCATACAAGCTCGTTCCTCACGGCGAGGTCATCAAGAAAGACAGCACCGTGGTCATTCCGTCCATCTTCATGTTCAAGGGCGGAGCGGGAGAGTGCTATCCCTTCCTGAAAATGTGTGGGGACAATAACTGCATTGTTCACTTCAAAAACGAAAATCTGACCATTTACCCCGATCGGCAAGATGACAGCGTATCCCTGAAACTTCTCATTTATCTTGCGATTGCAGGAAGTCATGAGTCTGGCGATGACTTCATTCGATACCTTAACAACATGGAGAAAATGTCGTGGGAAGCGGTGAGCGTTCAATGAAATACTTCCTTGGTCGTGTGTCCAGCAAGGAACAGAACCTTGCTCGGCAGCTCAAGGTCGCTCGTGAGAAGTTCGATATTCCTGACGAGAATGTGTACTGCGACAAGATCACGGGAAGCAGCTTCGACCGTCCTCAGTACAATGCTCTGAAAGCCATTGTGCAGGAAGGTGATGAAGTCATCGTTAAGGAGTTCGACCGCTTTGGGCGCAACAAAGACGAAATGAAGCGAGAACTGGAATGGTTCAAGCAGAAGGGCGTGATCGTCCGTATCCTCGACATTCCGACCACGCTGATTGACTTCAAAGACCAGACATGGGTGCTGGAAATGGTCAACAACATTCTGATTGAAGTCCTTGGCGCTGTTGCCGAGCAGGAGCGTAAGAAGACCAAGCAGCGGCAGGCTGAGGGTATCGCCGCTATGCCGGTTGTCGATGGCAAGCGGGTGTCGGTGAAGACCGGCAGAGGGTTCGGCAGACCCGCTTCCGAGATTGATGACGAGCAGTTTGAAAAACTCGCTCAAAAACAAAAAGACGGTCTTATCACCGTAGCGGACTGCTGCCGGGAACTCGGCATTAGTCGGTCTACATGGTATGACCGGTCGAGAAAGGTTGGTTGATAATGGCGTATTATCAGTTTTCATTACCCATGACTACCAGCGAAAGCTATCAGCTTATCAAGACTGTCTGTGAACGGTCTTGCACCATCAAACAGGACTGTCCGAATGAGAGTATTGAGGTTCGAACGAGGTTCCGCATGGGGAAAGGTTCTCTCCCATTTGTGTTTTATCTGAGGGAACTGGAAGACGGTACTGAAATCATGGTCAGCTCGGATAACGCAACGCTCACGGGAGCTTTAGTGGCGATGAACGGAAATAAGCCGGAAAGCGTTTGGGATTTGCCGGACAAAGAATGGAGTGATCTCATTGAGGATTTCCGAAAGGAATATCCCGCCTTCCCCTTGCAAGCGGGAAAGCCTGTTCCGGTCGCTGCTGAGCCTTGTGATGATGGCATGGGGCAGGAATCAATCAGCCGGGGCAAAAATGTATCTCTCGGTAGAGCGGCGGTTGGTGGTCTGATGTTTGGTAGCGCCGGTGCCGTGGTGGGTGGTTTGAGTGGCACAAAGAAGACCATGATCCAATCCAGAAACATCTTTTCTGCTACTGTTCTTTTCCGAGTGCTTTATAGCAACGGAAGATTGATTGAAAGAACGGTTAAGAAAAACAGCCGGGAGTTTGCCGAGCTGATAGCAAAATCCAGATAATCGGCTTCTGCAAGGGCAGGAGTGACAGCCATAACGGGCTATCTGTGTAGAAATACACGGGTAGCTCGTTTTTTTTGTTGGAAAGGAAATGCACATGAATTATGAAAAACTCTCCGGCTCTATCCGAGCCGTGATCGACCGCCGACCGGGAGATGACGGAGCGTACAGCGACCTCTTTTCTCTATGCCGGGAGTGGGAAACCGAGGATTTCTCGGCGGCACATGAGGTAAACAAGGAGCTGCTGGCACTCTCCGCCGATCAGGTAGTCCGTGGTGGCGGGGCGAAGTTCTATGAACAGTGGCGGCGGTGTCTTCTCTTTGAAGCACCTCATGATTTTGACTCCTTCATGACCTACATCGAACTCGACCGCAAGCCGGAAAAGCGGTTCTATGCTCCCCGGAAACACTATCTCAGACCGATGGTACAGGGGTTTCAAGATGTTCTGGACGGGAAGCTGCGTCTTTTGACAATCTCCATGCCGAAACGAGCGGGAAAGTCTCAAACGGGTATCAATTTTGTGAATATGATCTCCGGCAAGTTCCCTGACCGCTCGACCCTGATGGAAGGGACAGGCGATGACCTTGTAAAGAGTTTCTACAATGGTTGTCTGGAATATCTGACAGTTCCAAACGAGTACCTGTTCTACGATGTGTTCCCGGACGCACGGTTGGTACAGACCAACGCCGACACGAAGACGGCGAACCTGAAAAGCAAGTCCCGTTTCCCCACCATCATGTGTCGTTCCATTGACGCTCGACAGGTGGGTTTGTCCGAAGCCACCAATGTCCTCTACCTCGATGACTGCGTGGAAGGTCGTGAGGAAGCGAAGAACCGCCAGCGGCTTGATGACAAGTGGGAAGTGATCTCCGGCGATATTATGGGTCGTGCCATTGAAGGTACGCCGATGGTCTTTACCGGCACTCGCTATTCTCTGTATGACCCTATCGGTCGTGTGCAGGAACACGCACAGCGGGAGGGCTGGGCTTGGAGAGCGATTGAGATACCCGCCCTCGATCTCGTGACGGACGAGAGCAATTATGAGTACGAGCGGGAGGGCAAGAAGGTCTTTACCACCGCCTACTTCCGGGAGCAGCGGGAGCTTCTGAGTGCGGAACAGTTTGAGAGCGAGTTCCAGCAACAGCCTTTTGAAGCGAAGGGTCTGCTGTTCAATAAGGACGAGCTGAACTACTTCTTTGAGCTGCCGAAAGACCGTGACCCGGATACCATCATCGCCGTTGGCGATACGGCAGAAAGCGGCTCGGACTCGACCTCCATGCCAGTGGCGATGATATACGGCAATGCTGTGTATATCGTTGATGTGGTCTTTGATGACTCCCCCGCTGAGGTGACAAAGCCGGAATGTGCCAAGTGCCTGATTGAGAACAAGGTGGCTTCCGCTGTCTTTGAGTCCAACAACGCCGGTCAGTATTATGCCAGAGATGTTGACCAGATCATTCGAGATCGAGGGTACTCCGTGGGTATCCGCACGAAGCGCACGATCTCCAACAAGCAGACCCGTATTGAGTTCGCTTCCGACAACATCAAGAAGAACTTCTACTTCAAGCACCCCTCCACCTATAAGCGGGGCAGTCAGTATTGGAACTTCATGAAGGAAGTGACCACCTACACCCGCTCCGGTAAGGTTCCGCACGATGACGCACCTGACTCCCTCTCCCTATTGGAGAACGAAATCCGTATGCTGTCCGGGGGCAAGGTTGAAGTTTTCAAACGGCCTATTTGAGTTCTTTACTTTCACTGTGGCGAATGGTATGATAAAAGGTTAGTATTGACAACCATTGGAGAGTTTGATACAATGATAAGAGAGAAAATAGGTAGAGGGGAGGTATTCTGTCTTGGGCTGTTTCGGTCGTAAGAAAATCTTTACCGATGTGACGGAGATCACACGGGACAATGTTCTGAACGTGCTGAGAAAGGCACTTATCACACATTGGTCGAACAAAGCGGATATGGAATATCTCTATGCCTACTACAAAGGCAGGCAACCGATTTTGAACCGTAAAAAGGAAGTCCGCCCTGAGATTCAAAACAATGTGGTCGAGAACCGTGCCAATGAGATCGTGTCCTTCAAGGTCGGCTATCTGATGGGGGAACCCATTCAGTATGTCAGCCGAAGCGATGATAAGATGGTTGCCGACAAGATCACCACTCTGAACGGCTACTGTCTTTCCGAGGATAAGGCCGCAAAGGATAAGGAACTGGCAGATTGGTTTCACATCTGCGGCACGGCATACCGCATGGTGCTTCCCGACAGCGTGTTTGAGAAGGAAAGCGATGAAGCTCCCTTCGAGATTTACACCCTCGACCCTCGGTTTGCTTTCGTGGTGTATGCCAATTCCATCGGTGAACCGCCCGTAATGGGTGTGAAGTACATTCAGCGGTCGGACGGTGTAGTGGTTTACAGCATTTATACGAAAGACCGCTATTTCGAGGTTGAAAACCAGAGTATGATCGTCCGGGAAGAAGCTCAGTCGCTCGGTATTCCCATTATCGAATACCCGGCGAACAACGCTCGGTTGGGAGCTTTTGAGATCGTCCTTCCCCTGTTGGACGCTATCAATACGGTGGACAGCAACCGTCTTGACGGTGTAGAACAGTTTGTTCAGGCGCTCATGCTGTTTCACAATGTTGACATTTCCGGTGATGATTTCTCCAAGCTGCGGGACGAGGGTGCGATCAAGTACAAGGACATTGACCCGCAGTATAAAGCGGAGATCAAGTATCTGACCTCCGAACTGAACCAGAGCCAGACACAAACACTGGTCGATCACCTCTATAACACGGTGCTGACGATCTGCGGTATGCCAAACCGCAACGGTGGTTCTTCCACCAGCGATACCGGCTCTGCGGTCATCATGCGTGATGGTTGGTCGGCAGCGGAAGCCAGAGCGAAGGACTCCGAGTTGATGTTCAAGCTCTCCGAAAAAGAGTTCTTGAAGCTGGTTCTGCATATCTGTTCCGATCTGAGTGATCTGGAATTGAAGCTGTCGAACGTGGAGGTTCGCTTTACTCGCCGCAATTATGAAAATATTGCTCAGAAAGCGACCGTATTGACCACTATGCTCAGTAACCCCAAGATTGCCCCCGTTCTGGCCTTTACCCATTGCGGTATGTTCTCCGACCCGCAGCTTGCCTACCGTATGAGCATGGATTACGCAGAGGAACAGGAAAAAAAGGCCGCTGAACTCGCAAGCAAGCAGAAGGAGGTTAATCCTGATGGAAAAGGAAATCCGTCTGACCCCGGAAGTGGTCAGGAAGATTGAGGAAATCTTGACTACGGGAAAGACCGTTGAGATCGCCGAGCGGCACGAGAAAGTGGTTGTTTGGGCGGTCAGCAGCAAAAAGAAATATGAACAGCCTATCGCATAGGCGGTAGGGACAGCCATTACGGGCTACTGATACCGAAAAGGTATTGGTAGCCCTTTTTCTTTTGGTTTAATCGCCGTAAGGCGTTGAATAGGCAGAGAAGCCTTAAATCACAAAACGGAGAGAACCGTAAACACAAAGGTATAGTGCGGAGATGCACTTTAAAAAGCGCAGAAAGGAACGATTGTATGGCAAAGATTGATGTTTCCACCATTGAGGGCTTTGCGGATATGACCGCAGAGCAGAAAGCGGAAGCCCTCGCAAACTACGAGTTTCCCGACCCTGATTATACCGGCTATGTGAAGAAAGATGTTTTTGACAAGACTGCTTCCGAGCTTGCGTCTTGGAAGAAGAAGCACAATGAGCTGCTTTCTGAGGAAGAACGCAAGAAGCTGGAAAATGAGCAGATGTTCGAGGAAATGAAAAACAAGCTGGCGGGGTTGGAAAAGGAGAAGACCGTTTCCAGTTACAAGGCGAGTTTCGCCGCACAGGGCTATCCTGAGCCGCTGGCGACCGAAGCCGCTACCGCTATGGCGAACGGTGAGATGGATAAGGTCTTTGCCGCACAGAAGACGTTTCTGGAACAGTATGAAAAAGATGTAAAAGCCAAGGTTCTGAAAGAAACCCCCAAGCCCCCTGCCGGTGGCAAGGGTGGTGAGATGACCAAGGCTGATTTTCTGAAACTCGACACCAAAGCCCAGTTGGAGTTCATCAAGGAACATTCTGACTGGCAGACAATTTTGAAGTAATTATGGAGGTAAAACATTATGGCTACCTATCTCGGTTTCCCGTTTGACCCTGAGCTGTTTAACTACAACTGGGCAAACGCAAAAGACCCCACTCTGACCGCTATGTTTGAGAGCGGCGCTGTCGCCCCGAACGCAGAGCTGGCACGGCTGATCGCTAACGGCTCTGACTTCTACACCCTGCCCTTCTACAAGGTCATCGGCGGCACTCCTGAGAACTACGATGGCGCAACCGACATCACCCTGACCGACCCCGCTGGCGGCGCTCAGAACGGTATCGTGTTTGGTCGTGCGCACGGCTGGAAGGAGAAGGACTTCATCGTTGATTACAACAGCGGTGCCGACCCCATGCAGCAGATCGTGTCTCAGGTGTCCAAGTATTGGCAGAAGCAGCGCCAGTCCATCATGCTGAAAATCCTCAATGCGGTCTTCGGCGTGACCGGCAGCGGTGAGTTTGCTGATTGGGCGAACCACACCACCGACCTGTCTTCCGCTTCCACCACCGTTGCGGACGCTAACAAGATGGGCGCTACCACCATCGGTGACGCTATCCAGAAGGCCGTGGGTGACAATCAGGACGCTTTCCAGCTTGTGTTTATGCACAGCAAGGTCGCCACTAACATGGCTGGCCTGAAACTGCTGGACTTCCTCAAGTACACGGACGCAAACGGCGTGGAGCGCCCCCTGCGTATCGGCACGGTGAACGGCATGACCGTAGTCGTGGATGATGGCTGTCCCACCACCGCAGCGGATACTTCCAAGGCAGCGACCTACACCACCTATGTCCTCGGTCTGGGCGCTATCCAGTACGCTCCCGCACCCGTGAAGGTTCCTTCCGAGCTGACCCGTGATGCTCTCAAGGGCGGCGGCTATGACGCTCTGGTGACTCGTATTCGTGAAACCATGCACCCCAACGGTTTCAGCTTCACCAAGCCCATCAGCGGCTACACCGCTTCTCCCACGGACGCTCAGCTTGCGGCTACCGCCAACTGGTCTATCGTGGCTGACCCCAAGACCATTGCTCTGGCGAAGATCATCACCAACGGTTAAGGAGGTTCACCATGTTCTATGTTTCTGACGGAAAAGTGTATGTGAGGGAGGGAGATCACTTCCGCAATGTAGGCTTTACCGCAAAGGACAAGGTGATTACTCGGCGTGAACTGGAAAGTACCTCTGTGGTGATGGGTACGGTGGTTGTTGATACCCTCGACAACCCCGTAGCCCTCACCCGTGAGGAAATCATTACCAAGTTCAATCTGTCCGAGGAAAATCCCATCCCCGTTATCAAGAAGTCCCGCAAGAAGCCCGAGGAACCCGCTGAATGACAGGAGGTGGAAAGCATGACGGACGCTGAGAAGTTGAAAATGGTGAAAGTCATGACCGGCGAGACAGACGAGGACACGCTTTCCACCTACCTTTCTATCGCCGGAAACAAGGTGTGCCGCAAGGCATACCCCTTCGACCCCACCGTGACCGCTGTTCCTGACCAGTATGCTCACATTCAGGTGGAGATCGCCGTGTATCTGCTGAACAAGCGGGGAGCCGAAGGGCAGACCGCTCACAGCGAGAACGGTATCTCCCGCTCCTATGAAGACGGCGATGTGCCGCCTACGCTGCTGAGGGACATTGTTCCCTTTGCCGCTGCGATGGGAGGTTGAGTGCATGAGGACGCTGAACCGCAACAAATCACCCTTCTGGTATCTGCTGTATGACAGCAAGGCTCCCGCCAAGGACGAGTACGGCAACGAAACCGGCGAGGAACTGGTGGTTTACAAGCCTGCCGTGGCGATGAACGCCAATATCTCGGCGGCGACCGGCTCCGCTCAGGTGGAGCAGTTCGGTAATTTCGCAGGGTACGACAAGGTGATCGTCACCGATGACCTGAACTGCCCCATTGACGAGAATACCGTGCTGTTCATCGACAAGGAGCCGCAGTATGACAAGGACGGGAAACCGCTCTACGATTACATGGTCAAGCGGGTCGCCAAGTCCCTCAATTCCATTTCCTATGCGGTCAGTAAGGTGACGGTATCGTGAGTCAGACGATCAATGTTCCGCTCTCCGGGAGAGGGATTGAGCGGCTGATACGGGAAGCTGAAAATCGTAAAACTTGGCTTCGAAATCGTACAACGGTTTTTCTTGAACGCTTAGTTGCGATGGGGGTTGGAATTGCTTCTGCGTGTTTCGATGACGCAGCCTATGATGGCACAAATGATGTTGTTGTATCTGTGGAATATCGAGGTGAAAATGCAAGAGCGATTGTGGCAGTCGGTAAAGCGGTTTTATTTATCGAGTTCGGCACAGGCGTGACCTATCCCGATAACCACCCGGAAGCCAGAGATCGCAATATGAAGCGTGGCGAGTACGGTCAAGGTCACGGCAAGCAACAGTCTTGGGGCTATTACGGCGAACCCGGCACGAACGGAGTGCTGAAAGAGAAGAAAAACGGCGGGTTCGTGGTCATCACCCACGGCAACCCTGCCAATATGCCGATGTATGAAACAAAGAAGGAATTGCAGTTCCAGCTTACCCGAATTGCGAAGGAGGTGTTTTCATGATTGATGTGGAGAGTCAAATCTACACGCCGATTGCGGAAGCCCTGAGAGCGCAGTTTCCCGGTATCTTGGTCAGCGGCGAGTATGTCAATGCCCCTACCCGTTTCCCCTATGTGAGTTTGGTGGAGCAGGATAACTACACCACGGAAGCACACATGGACAGCGGCGATACGGAGAGGTTCGCTACGCTGATGTACGAGGTGAATGTCTACTCCGATAAGGCAGGCGGTAAGAAATCCGTTTGCCGAAAAATCATGAGGTTTGTGGACAATCTCATGTACGCCAAGAATTTCCGGCGTATTTCTCTGTCCCCGGTTCCCAATTTGGAGAACGCAACAATCTACCGTCTGGTTGCCCGATACAAGGCTGAAACGGACGGAACCACTCTTTATAGGAGGTAAATGAAATGGCTATTTCCACCTACAAGGTTTTTCTGATGAAGAAAGCCGACACTGGTGAACAGTGGAGCAAGCTGATCGACATTAAGGAGTTTCCTGACCTCGGCGGCGAACCCGAAATGCTGGAAACCACCACCCTGAGCGACAATATGCAGACCTACATCGCCGGTATCCAGTCCCTCGATGGTCTGTCCTTTACCGCCAACTACACGCTGGCTGATTTCCAGACCCTCAAGGCTTTGGAAGGCAAGAAGGCCAGCTATGCGGTCTGGTTTGGCGGCACCGAGAGCGATGGCACTGTTACTCCCGATGGCTCTAACGGCAAGTTCAGCTTTGACGGTGAGCTGTCCGTGTATCCCGTTGGCGGTGGTGTGAACGAAGTGGTGAACATGAACATCACCATCGCTCCTTCCACTCCCATCGCTTTCTCCGCAACCTAAGACACCAATAATCGCCGTATTGATAAGGAGGATTTATCATGGCAAAGCAGTTGACGATCAATGACCCTACTACCGGCGTGACCTACACGCTGGAATACACCCGCAAGACCGTTGAAGCGATGGAGAAGAACGGCTTTGTTGCCGCCGATGTGGAGCGCAAGCCTATGACTCTGCTTCCGGCTCTGTTTGCCGGTGCATTCCTCGCCCATCATCGGTTCGTAAAGCGTGATGTGATCGACAGCATTTACGCTCGTATGAACCACAAGGACGAGCTGATTGCCGCTCTGGTAGAGATGTATAACGACCCCCTGCTGAGTCTGCTGGACGAGCCTGAGCAGGAGGGCAACGAGGGAAACCTGAGCTGGAAGACCGGCTGGTAAGCGACCGATCTTCCAGAAGTGAGGGGGGCGGCGGCGACCATCGCCCCGCTCCCCTTCTCGCTTACACGCCAAAGTTTTATGAGGTTTTCCCGTACTATCTTTCCATCGGCATGACCTATGAGCAATTTTGGGAACAGGATTGCGAATTGGTGAAGTATTACCGAAAGGCGGCGCAGATCAGGCAAGACCTGAGAAATCAAGACGCTTGGCTCCAAGGAGCTTATTTTTACGAAGCGCTTATTGATGCCGCCCCGGTTCTTCGTGCTTTCGCCAAGAAGGGAACCAAGCCCACGCCGTATCGGGAAAGCCCCTATGAGCTGTTCAGTCGGCAGGATAAGAAACAGCAGAAGCAGCTTCAAGAAAAACACGATGACCAAGCCAAGGCATACATGGAAGCCTTTATGGTGTCGGTCAATAAGAAATTTCAAGAGAAAGGTGGTGGCGTAAGTGGCTGACAATGTGGAAATTCAGGGGTTGGAGTTTCAGATCGTCAATGACAGTACGCAGGCGGTCACAGGACTTCAAAACCTGATTAACACGCTCAATCGTTTGAAAACCGCTACCAACGGCGGCGCAACGGGTCTGAGCAAAACCGCTCAGGGTATTCGGGAGCTTTCCAATTCTCTGAAAGGCTTGAACAGCGGTGACGCTTCGCAGAAGATCACCCGGCTTACCAATGCGCTGACCGCTCTGAGTCAGGTTGGAAATGTGAAGATTTCTTCCTCCATCGCCAACCAGCTCACGGCAATCAACACCGCTCTCGCTGGCCTGAAATGGACGGACGGCGACAAGCTGACTTCCCTTGCCAACGGTTTACGCCCTCTCTCTGAGTTGGGTAAGGCTAATATGACCACCTTTATCAATCAGCTCTCCAAGCTGCCGAAGGTGATCGAGGATTTGGAAGCGGCGGACATTGACAAGTTCACACAGCAGATGACCGCTCTTGCCGCCGCCATGAAGCCTTTTGCCGATGAAATGCAGAAAGTGTCCAACGGTTTCTCGGCGTTTCCGTCCAAAATTCAAAAGCTGATTACCAGCACGGAGAAATACAACGTTTCTGCCCGTAAAGCAACCTCCACCACCGGGAAGTTCACGAGCGGATTGAAAGCGTTGAATGTCGCTGCTGTTGCAATTACTTTCCGCAAAATCGGTCATTTCATCGCACAGGCGGTCACGGAGTCCAACAAGTACCAAGAAGACTTGAACCTGTTCACGGTCGCCTTGGGTCAGTATGCCGCCGAAGCTCAAAACTACGCTGAAAAGGTGTCCGATGTTATGGGTATCGACCCGGCACAGTGGCTCCGCAATCAGGGCGTTTTCAACACGCTGCTGACCGGCTTCGGTGACACGGCTGAACGAGCGCAGCTCATGAGCCAAAACCTGACACAGCTCGGCTACGATATTTCTTCCTTCTTCAATATTTCCATTGAAGACGCTATGCAGAAGTTACAGTCCGGTATTTCCGGTGAGTTGGAACCTCTGCGGCGCTTGGGCTACGATTTGTCGCAGGCACGGTTGGAGCAGACCGCTTTGAACCTTGGTATCAAGGAAAGCGTTGCCAACATGACGCAGGCAGAAAAGGCCGAGCTGAGATACTACGCCATTATGACTCAGGTGACAACCGCTCAGGGTGATATGGCGAGAACGCTGGAAGCTCCTGCAAACCAGCTTCGTATCTTGCAGGCACAGCTTACACAGGCCGCACGAGCTATCGGTAACATCTTCATTCCCGCACTGAACGCAATTCTTCCCTATGCAATCGCTGTTGTTCAGGTCATTCGAAAAATCGCCAATGCCCTTGCCAACCTTGCGGGTTTCAAGTTGACGGAGGTGGACTATTCAGGAGTGAATAGCGCTGCTGTCGGCGCTGGGTCTTTGGCTGATAATCTCGATGACGCTGCCGGTGCTGCCAAGAAGCTGAAACAGTACACCGCAGGCTTTGACGAACTGAATGTCTTTGCTCCCAACACGGGAAGCGGTTCCGGGGCGGGTGCTGGTGGCGCAGGCGGATTTGATTTCGATTTGCCCACCTACGATTTCCTTGGTGACGCTGTGCAGACCCGCATTGGTGAAATCCAGAAGATGATTGAGGACACTCTCGCAGAGATCACCACGATTGTTTCCGGCTTTATGCTGGCGGTAGGTGCAATTCTGGTCGTAACCGGCGTGAATATTCCGCTGGGTGTCGGCCTGATGGCGGCGGGTGCGGTCGGCCTTGCGGCTACCGTTGGGCTGAATTGGACTGCTATGAGTAGCGAACTGGCAAGTACGCTGGCTCTCATTACAGGTGTTGTCGGCGGCTTCCTGCTGGCTCTTGGCGCAATTATGGCGTTCTCCGGGGCGAACCTTCCTCTTGGTATCGCTTTGATGGCCTTGGGCGGGGCAAGCCTTGTATCTGCCGCTGTTATCAACTGGCATAACAGTGACCGACACCTCACTGACGCTTTGACCACCTTAACGGGAGTTCTGGCGGGTGCTTCTCTGGCGGTAGGCGCTATGTTGGCCTTTACCGGGGTCGCAACCGGGCTGGGTATTGCGCTGATGGCTGTTGGTGCCGTTACGCTCGTATCTGCCGCAGCTCTAAACTGGAACAGTATCCCGGACGCTCTGGCTTCTCCCTTGTCCAGAGTAGGATTGCTGGTCAGCGGAGCAACCTTGGCTCTCGGTGCTATCCTCGCTTTCTCCGGGTGTATGCCCCTCGGTATTGCGCTGATGGCGATTGGTGCTACTTCTCTGGTTTCCGTAATGGCTCTCAACTGGAATGGCCTGAGCGATGAAATCCAGAATGTGATTGCCATTATTACCACGCTTGTATCTGTGGCGTTCCTCGCTATCGGTGCGGCACTGGCGTTCTCCGGGGCGAATATCCCGTTGGGTCTGGCTCTGCTGGCGGCGGGTGCGGTCACAATGGGTACGGCTATCATGCCGAACTGGAATGACCTCTCCGACAATGTTCAGCAGAAGATCAGCATGATTACCACCGTTGTCGGTGGCGCTCTCTTGGCGGTCGGCGCTATCCTTGCTCTAAGCGGAGTCGCCCTTCCTCTCGGTCTTGGCCTGATGGCGGCTGGCGCATTGAGCCTTGGCGCTGTTGCTACCCTGAATTGGGATTTTGTGGTTAATTCCATTAAGAAAGTCGTATCGGTCATTACGGGTATTCTCAGCGGCGCATTGATCGTTCTCGGTGTCCTGCTGTGCCTGAGCGGTGCGGGTGTTGGTCTTGGCCTTGCGGTACTGGCGGCGGGTCTGTCCCTGTCGTATGCGGCATGGACGCTGGACGATAACCCCATTACTCGCTTTGTACGGCAGATGGCAAACTCCATCATTGGACTTGTGAACGGTGTCATTGACGCAATCAATGATATGTTCCACATCCAGTTCAACGGCCTGTCTGTCATGGGTATCACGCTTATTCCGGCGTTTGATATTCGATTGGTAGATATTCCGCATATTCCGTTCTTTGAAGACGGCGGTTTCCCGAACGAAGGACAGCTTTTTATCGCCCGTGAAGCGGGTGCGGAAATGGTCGGTGCGATGGGTCGCAGAACGGCGGTTGCCAACAATGACCAGATCGTTGAGGGTATCTCCGCTGGCGTATCCGTTGCCAATGACGGCGTGATTGCCGCTATCTACGCCCTGCTGAATGTCGTTGAGGAAAAGGACTTCTCCGTGAATATTGGTGACAATGAAATTGGTCATTCCTACGACCGCTACAAGGAGAAGCGTGGTCGGCAAGTATCTACTGGCGTGTTCGCCAATGCCTACTAAGGAGGGCTGAGGAAATGCAAAGTTTCATTACAATCAATGGCACAAAGTTTCCTCAGCCCCGCAGGGGCTTAGAGCTGCTGTCTGCCACTATCGTAGACTCTGCCAGAAACGCCAACGGCGTTGTGGTGGGTCAGAAGGTCGGCAGAGATCAACAGAAGCTCAACAATCTCTTTTGGGGGTATCTGACGGCGGAACAGTGGTCTACCATGTTGCAGATTTTTGACAAGAACTTCTTTGTGACGGTCACTTATCCTGACATGGTAAACAACCACTGGACAACCCGAAAGATGTACCCCGGCGACCGCACGGCGACCCCGTACCATCTTGACCCGAACACGGGGCTTCCTGCGGACTACATCAACTGCAAAGTCAACATCATTGACTGCGGCGAACCGTTCTAAGGAGGTGTAGCCGTGAAACAGGTAAGCAACGCTTACAAGCTGTCGATGAAGTCTTTGCTTCGTGAGCAGTCCTTTGTAGAGATCACCTTCTCTCAGGTGGACACGGCAGCGGCAACAGACGGTAATTGGGTCAGCAACGGGGCGCAGAGCTATTCTGAGTTCGACACACTGGACTACGGATATGATTATCAGGAGTCCTATGCTGCGTTGGAGCTGAACCGGTGGGCGCTGGACGGAAATACGGTCATCGTTCCTTCTTCCGGGACGATGTATGACGGCTTTGTTTCGAGCCACATGAGCAATGCTGAGGGCAAGTTCACCACCCCTGCGGTGCTGACTCGTGCTTTCAGCAATCCTCATACCTTCCCCGGTATCACCCTGACTTTTGACACCCGCTATCAGGAATGGCCTGACACCGTGACGGTTGATTTCTACCTGAATGGTGCGGTATTGGAAAGTCTGACCCTTCCCGTAGAAGGGACAGAGGTGGTCATTGATACGAAGGTCGCTTCTTGTGACAAGATCGTGTTGACAATGGGGAACACCCTCCCGTACCGCCGACCTCGGTTGCAACAGGTTCTCTACGGTGTGCAGAAGAAATTTGGAAATGATGACATTGTTTCCATTAAGGAGTCTCATGATGTAGACCCGCTCTCCCGCAGACTGCCGCAGGAAACCATGCAGTTCGTTCTTTTGGACTACGAACACAATTATGACCCGGATAACCCGAAAGGTATTTATGCCTATTTGGATAAGAAGTCACCGATTTCTCTCCGATACGGTTATATGCTTCCCACGGGTAAGGTCGAGTGGCTGAAAGCGGACAAATATGTGCTGAACAGCAAACCGAAAGCCGCCAAAAATCAGGCCACCTTCACAGGGACAGGTCTGGTTGGAAGTATGACCGGAACTTTCTACAAGAGCAAGCTCGGTTCCAAAAACTTCTATGACATGGCTGAGGAAGTGCTTTTGGACGCAGACCTGACGCTGACAGCGCAGGGTACGCACCCATGGGTGATTGACCCAACCTTAAAGCAGATGTTCACTACGGCGGCGCTCCCCATTGACTCGCACATGAACTGTCTGCAATTGATCGCTCACGCCTGCCGCTGCCGTCTGTTTACAGACGATGACAATATCATTCACATCAAGCCTTTTGGCGTGACTGTGGTTGGTATTTACAGCGGCGTATGGGCAGATAACGGTCATCTGTGGTACAGCGAGTGGGACACTGTTGACCGTGGCAATAAGGTCGGTAACACCTATGCGGCGTTGGAACTGAACCGCTGGACACTGGACGGTGGAGATCAGGTCATTGTTGAAGACACCGACCCCTCCGGTCGAGGGTTTATCAGTGAAGCGATGACTGCGGCAGATGGCACTTATACCACGAAGCCGACCTTCACCAAGACCTTTGATGTTTCTCACGATCTTCCTGTGCTGGCTCTCCGCTTTGATACCCCCTTGGACGAGTACCCCACCTCTATTCGGGTCAAATATTACGCCGGGACGAAGCTGCTGGACACGCAGACTGTGAAGGGTATTACTTCTGCGGAGGTGTTTGTCAACAGCGAAGCGGCGATTGACTGCACCAAAATTGAGGTGACGATGGACGGTGGCCTGCCGTACCGCCGTATGCGGGTGAGCAAGCTCTACTACCGTGAAACGGACTTCACGCTGGATTTTGACTCGATTGATAAGGACTCACAATCCATCGCAAAAATCGACCAGCTCAAAGCGGTGTCTGTCGCCAAGTATGCGTACACGGCGGCAAATGATACCACCAAACTTTTCGAGGGAACGACCACCGAAACTCAGCTTCATGTCGAGTTCTCTGGTCTTGCACAAGATGTTTCTATCTCTGTTTCTGGCGGTTCGTTGGTATCCTCCAACATTTACGCCAGAGCTGCGGATTTGGTGTTATCCTCCGGCACTAAAACCGTAGTCATTACCGGCAAAACTCTGTCTGAGAACTCGGTGGTCGTTTCCTATCCCGTGGCTCTCGATGGAGAAATCGACAAGGAGGAAAACCCCCTTATCACCAACGATACGATGTGCGCCGCTCTTGCCGATCAGGTGAAAAAGTATCTGCAAATGAGAAACACCTATCAGACAAAGTACCGTGGCAATCCTGAGTTGGAAGTGGGCGATGTGATTGGCTTGCAGACGCTCTACACCGATGAAATGGACGCATTGATCTTGGTGGACGAGATCACATTTAACGGCTCTCTGAGCGGAAAGTTGAAGGTGAAAGGTCTGATATGAGTATTATTGATAATCTCGTCTACGACCGCACACAGGCCGATGTGGACAGGGTTTTTACCCTGAAAAACAAAATCCTCACGGAAGGGCTTTCGAGCCTTTCCGCTGAGGAAAAGACCGAGTACATGGCTGGTATGAAGGGTGCTTACAATTACGGGGACATGAACCGTGTAGGGCAGGCGGTAGCCTATATCGCCAACCGCATGACTTCTCTCCCCGGACAGTTGGCGGCATACCGAGCGGAGAAAGGAGTCGCTGATGACCCGATCTACCAAGTTCCGTATGACCCTTCCTCAGTGGTGGTTGCGACAAAGACGAATTGGGCGATGGGTGATACGCCCACCCAATCTCTCGTGAAAGCCTACTTGAACAACCTGACGGTTCTCCGAAAGCAGCTCACGCTTCCCCCGGATGCACCGCTGGTTCCGAGCAGTCTGGACAATCTCACTTTTTCCACGGCAAACAACATTGAATATCTCCTGTATGTCATCGACACAACACTGACCGAGGTAGAAACCGAGCTGTATTCCAAGATCGACCGCACGGTGGACGCTTTCGCCTATGTTGGTCTGTATAACTGCGGAGAGTAAGGAGGAAATTTCATGAAAGATACTGTCATCAAGGGCAACGGTAAGTCCCGGTCTATCAAGGCTCCTACCGATATGCCTGCAACCTTCGAGGAATGGCGCACACAGCTTCTCGCCGGAACCGCTACCCTCGACATTGGTCTGAACGCCGCAGGCTGTGATGTGGTCGGCACAGCCATGAGCAAGGCAAATCTGCTGTCCGACACCACCAAATCGGCACTGGAACTGAGCGGCAGCGACCCCACGGTGAATGACGCTCTGTATGCTCTGAGCCAGAAGGGTTCTCCCGCCGAAGTTCATGTCATGGCAGACAGCGGTACAACCGTTACCATGAGCAAGGGAGGTAAAACGCTGACCGCAACGGCACAATCGAATGGTTATGCCGTGCTTTATCCGACCGAGCTGGGTGACTGGACTATCGTGTATGTTTTCAACGGTAGTCAGAAGACCAGAGTTTATACGCTGGAAGTCATCGGTATCGTGTATATTTACCCCTTTGTGGTGGGCGACACTTTGAACGATACCACTTGGGACAACATTGCAATCGTGTCTAAATTGGGAAAGGCACAAGATTATTGGAAGGTAGGCGACACCAAAACGGTTGCCGTTAATGGGGTCAACTACCAGTTCCAGATCATCGGTTTTGACCACGATGACTTGACTACCAAGGACGGAACTCGTACCAAAGCTGGTATCACTTTCCAGATGGTCGATTGTTTGAACACGACCTATTCCATGAATGGCTCCAATACAAATAGCGGTGGTTGGAATGGTTCCACCATGCGTACCTCCACAATGGCAACGCTGCTGAACCAGCTTCCTGCCGCTTTGAAGAATGTTTTGAAGTCTGTAAACAAGCGGTCTGGCACAGGCGGCGGGTCTACGTCTGGAACGCAGACCACCCACGACAAGCTGTTTCTTTTGTCCGAAGTAGAAATCTTCGGCACTACAACTTATTCTGTACCCGGCGAAGGTACTCAATATGCGTATTATAAAGCCGGAAACAGCAAGGTCAAAAAGGTCAATGGTTCTGCGAACTACTGGTGGGAGCGTTCTCCTTATTCCGGCAACGCCAACTACTTCTGTGATGTGAACACCGGCGGCAACGCCACCGGTAACGACGCCAGCTTCTCCATTGGCGTGTCCTTCGGCTTCTGCGTTTAATCCCCGGTTTCATCAACACCAATCCCGCCCCGTCAGGGGCGGTGTAAGAAAGGAATGTTGGCGTGTCAGTCATCAAAGCTATGCGTGGCGAAAGCTCCATGCAGTTCATCGAAACCGCCAGACGGTTAGAGCTTCACGCTTTCTCCGTCTGTACCAAGGCTCCTAAAAGATACGCACCTCTGCTGACAAACCGTATCTTCGAGCTGGCTTCCACGGTTCACGAGGAAGTCCGAGCGGCGAACAACATCTACCCGCACAATCAGCATGAAGCGCAAATGCGGCGAGATCACCTGATTAACGCCAACATCGCCCTTCAAAATCTCAGCCCGAAGCTGACTTTGCTCTATGACGCTATTCTCCAAAATCCTGAAAAGTGTCCGTGGATTGACCACGCCATGAAGGAATTTGGAGAGTACATCACGGACGAAGCACAGCTTATCTCCAAGGTTCGGAAAGCTGACCACGAGAGGTATAAAGACCTCCCGGCATGAGTTTTTCATTGGGTCAAGCCCTGTAATTGTTACCGTTTCTGCGAACAACTGGTGGGAGCGTTCTCCTAATTCCGGCAACACCAACAACTTCTGTAATGTGAACAACAACGGCAACGCCAACAATAACAACGCCAGCAACTCCAATGGCGTGTCCTTCGGACTCTGCAACTTCGCATAGGTCAGTCGTAGTAACCCCTTTGGGCGAAATCAGTACCTTTTGCAGAGGGAGGGCTTGTTCCCGGCTACCAAGCCAAAACACCCCGTCCGATGTAGTCAGCCGGACGCTTCTTGCATGGTGAGCGATTGTACGGTAGCTCATTTCATGGCTGGTACTACAAGCAGTTAGAACCCGTACCCGACAATAAGACTGTACGGAGGGGAACCTTCTATAACAAGTGAAGAACGGAGAGAAGCCCGTTATCAGCGCCGAAAAGCCAAGCGGGACGAAGCTCGTCTGCGGCGAAGCAAAGAATGTGGTGATTTCGATGAAGTCTTTTCGTTCAGACACCTTTACCTTTCCGGGAAGAAATGTTGTAAGGGTGTCTACTGGAAAAACTCAACTCAGCGGTATATCGGCAATATCATTCCGATCATCGCAAAGACCCATCGTGAACTGCAAAACGGAACCTTCAAGCACCGTGGTTTTCACGCTTTCACCATCATGGAGCGAGGGAAGAAGCGGTATATCCGATCAGTCCATATCACGGAACGAGCGGTTCAAAAGTGTCTGTGTGACTACTGCTTGGTTCCTACCTATTCGGCCTGTTTCATCTATGACAACTCAGCCAGTTTGAAGCACCGAGGTATGGACTTCGCCCTGCGCCGTATGACCTGTTACCTCCAACGGCATTACAGGCGGTACGGTCTGGAAGGAGGGGTTCTGCTTTACGATTTTCACAGCTTCTTTGACTCAGCTCCACACGAGCCGCTGTTCCGTGAAGCCGACCGCAGGCTTCATGACCCGAAAATCAGGGAGCTTGCGAACAGCTTTGTTACGGACTTCGGTTCTGTGGGCTTGGGTCTTGGCAGTCAGGTATCTCAGACGAACGCCCTTATGCTTCCCAATATGATCGACCACTATTTCAAAGAGGTCTGCCGTATCAAAGCCTATGAGCGATACATGGACGATGGTGTGGCAATCAGCCCTGACATTGATGACCTGTATCTCTGCATGGACGGGTTAAAGATCATCTGCGAGAAGTGCGGTCTGGAATTGAACTTGAAGAAGACGAGGGTCATTTCTCTCAGAGATTATTACCGCTGGTTGAAAACGAGGTTCATCATCACACCGACCGGAAAGGTTGTTCGGAAGATGAACAAAGACTCAACAAAAATCGTTCGACACAAGCTCAGGGCTTTCCGAGGAAAGCTCGACCGGGGCGAAATGACCTTGGCTGACATTCGGTGTTCCGTGGACTCCTACAACGGTCATATGAAGCGAGGTCACAGCTTCAAGGTGCGACAGCGCACTAATCAGTATTTCAAATCATTGTACGGGTTCTACCCGGACGAGAAAGGTTGGAAAAGCCATGTATAAAATCATCAAGAAGGACGCAGTTCTCGGCATTGTGAGCAATCTAACTTGGGTATGTATGCAGGAAAACGGCTGCTACGGCCTGACGGTCGAGGACAATGCACAGGGTATTGCCTTGAACGGCACCGTGTACCATGTCAGCGGACACCCCGAACTGGACGGTGCTGAAACGGTTTCGGTCGAAGAAGTGGACGATGGCGTTTACGCTTCCAGTCTGACCGCTCTGCTGACTGACCCGAACGACATTCGTAATTCTGAGCAGTTCCGCAAGGCTGTTCAGATGTTCGCCAAAAGCCTTGACGAAGACTCTGCGATGGTGGTTGCAACCATCTATGACCCCTATCAGGTCGGTCATGCCTATGCTGTTGGTGATTATTTCACCTACGGCGTGAACAGTGTAGGCGACCCGCAGCTCTACAAGGTAGTACAGGCGCACACTTCTCAAGCAGATTGGAAGCCTGACACACTTCCCGCTCTCTACACGCCGATTGGCCTGACCCCCTCCGGCTATCCCGTGTGGACTCAGCCCACCGGCGCTCATGACGCTTACAACAAGGGTGACATTGTGAGTTACAACGACAAGCTGTACCGCAGTCTGATTGACGGGAATGTGTATTCCCCGGACGCTTATCCCGCTGGCTGGGAAGAATACACCGGCAAGTAAAAAAAGGGGGCAGGACATGAGTGACGCAATTCTGGTTGCTATTATCACGGGTGGTCTGAGCCTGCTTGGTATCATCTACTCGTCCGGCAAGTCTGCCAGCAAGGTTGACGCAAAACTGGACAAGCAGCAGGCGGTCATCGAAACCAAGTTGAACGAACTGACCCGTGAAGTGCGGGAACACAACAATTTCGCAAGGCGTGTGCCTGTGGTTGAAGAACAGATCAAGGTCATCAACCACCGTATCGAGGATTTGGAGGGCTTTCACAAGCCTGCATGACCCGAAAGTAAGGTGATAAAGGTGAGTAATCGGGTCAAAATCCCTATAACTTTCTCTTAGTATGCGTGTATAAGAGGGAGTTTATAGGAAAAACGCCCGATTACTCACCTAACTCACCTAAATTAAAAATTGGAGGTAAAAATTATGCTCGAAACCATTTTGCATAACCTGACGAACATTGGCTGGGCTATGCTGATTTTTCTGTGTGCCTACCTTTCCAATGTATCCTTTTCTCTGTATTACAACATCAAAGTCCTGCTGGAACCGTTCAGCAAGGAAAAGCTGATAAACTCAGGCTTGAAGATCACCGCTTTTGTCTGCGGTCTGACCCTGCTGTGTGTGGCTATTACCACGCTGCCGCTGTTTGCGGACATGGTTGGGTGGGAAATTCCGACTGAGTATGTGGATATTTTCAGCAATTTGGTGATTATTGGTGCGGTACTTATGGTGTCCTGTAAGTACATCACAGAAGCATTTACGAAGTTCAAGGCCATTTTGGACGCTACCAAGGAGGGCAAAAGCTATGATGAAATCAAGTGAACTGGTCGCCAAGGTCGTTGATATTGCCAAGCACTACAAGACCCTGTATGTCATGGGGTGCTTTGGTGCGCCGCTGACCGACACCAATAAGTCACGGTACATCAAGAACCACCCCTACAACATGGCGGCAGCTCGTACCTCTATGATTATGGCGGCGACCCCTGATACTTTCGGCTTTGACTGTGTGAACCTTATCAAAGCCGTTCTGTGGGGCTGGACTGGGGACAAGACCAAAGCCTACGGCGGTGCGAAGTATGCCACCAACGGCGTACCTGACGAGGGCGCTGACACCATGATTAAGAGGTGCAAGGACGCTACTGCTTCCGGGTGGGACAAGGTTGACCCCGGCGAAGTGGTGTGGACTACGGGACACATCGGCGTGTATATCGGAAACGGTCTGGCGGTCGAGTGTTCCCCTCGTTGGGCGAACAATGTGCAGATCACCGCTGTCGGCAACATCGGAAAAAAGAACGGGTACAATGCCCGTATGTGGAAGAAGCACGGACACCTCCCCTATGTGACCTACGACAAAACCGTGAGCCCTACGCAGCCCGAAACGGTCAAGCCTGTTCCTACCACCGAGGTCAAGGCAAAGGGTGTCGCACGGTCTTTCAATAAGGCTGTGGCAGGCACTTACACTGTGACCGCTGGTGCTGGCCTGAATGTTCGTGACGCTGCCGGGACGGACAGTAGAGTGCTGGTGACAATCCCCAAGGGAACCACCGTCAAGAACTACGGTTACTATACCGTTGTAAACGGCGTTAAATGGCTCTATGTGGCTTTCTCGCACAAGAGGGTAAATTATACTGGCTTCGTGCATGAACGCTTCCTAAGCCGCTGAGAGGGCTTCCTATGGGCGGTAAACGAGTGCAACCTAAGCCGAAGAAGAAAAGAATGAGAAAGCGCACGAAGTTCACGATCTTGTCCATCTTCAATCTGACTTGGTATGCCGTTGTGGTGCTGATTTTGAACGCCTGCGGTCACACGGTTGACACAGAATTGACGGTCGGCTGGTTTGCGGCTTGGACTGCCGAACTTGCCATTCTGTACGGCATTAAGGTCAAGTCAAAAGAAACCTCAGACGAGGACGCTCAGGGGTGAGAAAATGCAAGTGCTGAAAAAAATCACGCTCGACAAGGTTATCAATCTCTATGAGGGTCAAGTCGTTCATGACAAAAAGCAGCTCATTGAATGGGACGATCATCGCCGCACTCCACTCTATGAGCTGAAAGAACGAACTCTGGCTCAGGACAAGATGATCTTGGGTGCGCTGAAATGCGCCAGAGCGAACGGGTATTCCGGCGAAGAATAAAAGAAGACACTCCCTACCGATTAAGGTAAGGAGTGTCTTTTGGTTTGAACGAACACCGTTCCCCACACAATGTAGGGTTCGGATATGCGCTCAATGGTACACTCAGACTCCCCAAAATCGAACCCTGTCGCTTCTTCGGCGGCGGGGTTCTTTTCTACCCGGAAAGTCTTGGTTTTACAAGAGGTTAGGTTATATGCGGTGGTGATTTTATACCCGTCAGGTTCGTCCCACACTGTAACGGAGTTGACGAGCAAATCAATGAGCCGCCTGCGGAAGTCTTCGTCTTCGATGTTCCCGTATTTGAACTGACTCAACCAGAATATGATTTGGTCACGGTCAATTCGGTAGACGAATTTTTCCTCAGCTTTGATCTCTTTGTTGAGGGTCTTCTTTTCGTGTTCGAGTTGAACAAGCCGGTTCATCAATGTCTCGGAAGCAATACCCTTTTCGATGGCAGCGGTAATATTTGTGATTGACTTTTCGACCTCTGACAACTGAGCGGTTAATTGCGGAATGTGCGTGTCGTTTATTAAATCCTGTTCACTCTGTCGAATTGCCATGTCTGCGATTTCATCAATGAGCTGATCGGTCAAAAGGTTGAGAGCGTCACGAGCTACTATTCCTTCGATATAATCTTTTTTCAAAGGCCGCTTGTCACACCCAAGTTTTCTCTTTTTGGTGTAACAGGAATAGTAGTGGTAGACCTTGCCATGTCTACCGGCTCCGCTTTCACCGTTCATAGAAGCCCCACAATGACCGCAGAACAGCTTTCCAGACAAGAGGTAATCTACCTTAGCCTTGCCCCTTGCCGGGGCTGTGGCGGTCTTAGAAAGCCGCCGCTGTACCGTTTCAAACAGCTCCTTATCAATGATGGCGGGAATACCATTTTCAATGACAATATCCTTGTAGGTATAAGTGCCGATATAGCGAGTATTACGGAACATGGCCTTAAAGCTACTGCGGTTGAACTCCGTGTTTTTGGCGGTCTTATATCCGGCAGAGTTAAACTTTCTGCAAATATCAGCTACGCTTTCGCCGTTGGCGTAAAGAGAGAACGCTTCTTGAACGATGTGAGCGGTGTCAGGGTCAACGACCAGCTTGTGATTTTCCACCTTGTACCCAAGGGGAATATGACCGCCTACACTGTGGCACTTCAAGGCAGACTCACGCATACCTCTCGTGACCTTCTGTGACAGCTCGGCAGAGAAAAACTCAGCCATACCCTCTAACACGGACTCCAAGATGATACTCTCAGGGCTGTCGGTAAGGTGTTCTGTGGCGGAGAGGACTTTCACGCCGTTCTTCCGCAGACGCATTTTCATAATTGCGCTATCGTTGCGGTTACGAGCAAAACGGTCGAGCTTCCAGACGATGACATATTCCCAATTCTGCTTTGCGCTATCCGCAACCATTTCCATGAGGTGAACCCGCTTTTCCACATCTTTGCGAGCGGTCGTTGCTCGGTCAACATAGATTGCTACAATGCGGTAGTGGTTTGCTTTACAGAAGGCACGGCAGTCACGAAGTTGCCCTTCAATGGATTGGTCACTTTGACCTGTGGAGCTATACCGAAGATAGAGAGCAACATCTTGATCGCCGTTGTAAAGCGTATATGGGTCTTCTTGAAATTGAGAGATTTCTTCCTCTGTCAGACAGGAGAGGTCGATTGGAAATTTTTTCATGCAAATCTCCTTTTTAACTCCATGACTCTACCGACAAAGCGCAATCGTCCAATTTCAACACCGCCAAAAACACGGGGAGGATAGTGTGGATTAAAAGAGCGAAGGGTCACAGTATCTTCATCAATGCTGATTTTCTTAACAAATCCTTCTTCGTCATCGACAATGACAACCATAAGAGTATCTGTTTCGGGAGGTGTATCCTTTTTAACCAGCACTAAATCGTGATCGTCTAAGACTGGCGACATACTATCTCCGTCAACTTGTAACCAGAAACAATCATCACAGTCATATTCGGGGTCAACTTGTTCATACCCCAATGCTTCTTGCTGAGCGATGACACCTTTTCCTGCGGACGCATGGCCGAAAATAGGTCGCTTGCCATTCTTTTCATAAGGTTCGGTGGTCAAACCAACAGAGGACAAGTGAAAGAGAGGGTCGTCAGTTTCGCCTTTCAAATAGTCAGCCGTTGTTCCAAGATTGATAGCAAGAGTTTTTAAGTCTTCATCTGAAATCATGCGGTCAGGCTTTTTATCTACATCGTTCAAATAATACTTGGGGCGGTCGATAAGTTTGCAAATATAGGTGACACTTTTCCCTTGTTGTTTGGCTAAATCTCTAATACGGCTTGTGTTCATAAAGTACCTCCTTCAAAAATATCCTACTTTTTTAGGATTTGCTATTGACAATCCTACAAAGGTAGGATATACTTTGGATTGTGAACAAGAGATTTTGACAACAAAAACCCGACCCCCGAAAGGTTTTCTTTTTTCGGAGGTTGCTGTGGTCAATGGTTTAATTGTCTGGCAAGTAAATTGTACCATTACGCCCACTGGTTGTCAATAAATATTGTTCTCAATTCAAAGAAAGGAGAGGTTTTGTGAAAGAGCGTGAGAAAATTCGCTATCGCCTGAGCGTCAATCACCTGTCGTTTGCATGGCTGATTGATATGCTCCGAAAGCGGGGTATTGAAACGAACGGCCCTGTCCTGAGTGCAATTCTCGCAGGGACTCGTAACGGCCCTTCTGTGGATAAGATCATCGCTGAGTCTATCGACATTCTGGACTGGTACGAGCGGCAGATCGGCGGTGTGTCATGAGCGACAGTGCATTTGCCCCGGAAGTGCGAGGACAGGCCAAAGCGTTCAGCTCACTCCTTGCTCGATCTGTCCGAGAGTTTTTCAAGGACGAAACGAACCGCAAGCAGTTCGAGAGCTGGTACGAGCAGAAGTACGGAACACCGTATCAATGGAAACCTATGGTTTGGAGGAACAGATAATGAAAAAGGTATTTGGAGTATTGGCATTTCTCTCGTTTTTCTACCTGTTGGGTGTCGTTGGTGCGGTAGAGCAGGACACGATGGCTCTCGGCGCAGGCATGGTTCGTATGGGTATCGGCCTTGGCTGCTTCTGGCTGTTCTGTGAGCTGTCTGGTGCGTTTTATCCCGCCCCGCCGAGAAAAAGAAAGAGCCGCTGACGGAACTGGTACTTCCATCAACGGCAAGCGTAAAAGCTCAATCTGATTATATCAGAACCTATCATTTTGTAAAGGAGAACTTTATGAATAGCACGATTGCGAAACTCGCTGACGAGTTCGAGAAGATGGAGAAAACCATCGCTTCTCAGAAGAAGATGATTGAAACCCTTATGCCTACGGGCTATGTGGATACCGATACCGTCAAACTTCACCTTAATTCTGTGTATGGTGTCATGTTTGGCGGTCGCCCCTCTCCGAAGCGCTGCAAGCTGGAAGACTGTTCTTGGGACGAGATCAATATGTATTCCTCCTTCGGCCTTGCTGACAAGATGTTCGAGGTCGGTGACACCAAGAAATTCCGTCTGGCTGATGGCTCCTACCTGACTGCCCGTATCATCGGGTTCAACCATGACTACGCTGAGGACGGCAGTCTGACCCACATCACCTTTGAAACCGAGGAAACCATTGACGGTGATATTCCCATGAATGAGAAGTCTACCAACGAGGGCGGTTGGGACGCTTCCTATCTCCGTGCCAAGCTCAACGGCAACTTCTTCGAGAAGCAGCTTCCCGCTGATCTGAAAGCGGTCATCAAGCCCGTGGTGAAGATCACCGCAAAGAGCGGCAAAAACGAAATGCTGGTTCCTTCCGTTGACAAGCTGTTCGTTCTTTCTGAGCAGGAGGTCTTCGGTCGCAAGATTTATTCCTGCGGTGGTGAGGGTAAGTGGTACGAGTGGTACAAGCGAGAGAACACGCCCTACGGCAAGTGCAAGCAGAATGGTGAGAGGGATTGGAGATGGGAGCGTTCTCCTTATTCCGGCAACACCACCAGCTTCTGTGTTGTGTCCACCAGCGGCATCGCCAGCACTGACAACGCCAGCAACTCCTATGGCGTGTCCTTCGGCTTCTGCATTTGATCGGGTATCTCGTAAATCCCGCCCCGTCAGGGGCGGTGAAAGGAGTGAAAACATGAATGTCAATCGCAAGGTTGGCACTGGCTTTGAAAGAGACTTATGCCTGAGCCTGTCGAGTTGTGGCTTTTGGGCGCACAATCTCGCTCAGAACAGTCAAGGTCAGCCATTCGATGTAATTGCGGCTCGAAACGGTGTCAGCTATCCTATTGACTGTAAGGATTGTTCCAAGAACATTTTCAAGATGGAGCGTATCGAAGAAAACCAGTTTTCCGCTATGACGCTCTGGAAGGAAACCGGGAACGGAGAGGGCTGGTTTGCAATTAGGTTGATAACCGGTGAAGTTCGATTTATCTCCTTCTCTACGCTTTTGGAATTATCCGTTTTGCGAACTGTGCTGTCTGCCAACGATATTAGGCGATACGGTATCGCACTCGGAGAGTGGGTGTCCCAATGCAAGTAACTGTTGGCAATCAGCTCCGAATTGAAAATCCGTCTGAACAGTTGCTTACATGGTGCAAGAAGCAGCTTATTCTTCCCAATCCTGAGTACGCCAAGAAAGTCCGTATGCACTTTTGGGTCGGCAACACACCTGAGAAATTGTACCTGTTCCAATGGGACGGCGACACACTGGTTCTCCCCTATGGTTGTCTGAATGATGTGCTGGCGATGGATGATTGCCATACGAAGGTCGATCTTCCTATACCTACCGAGGTGGACTTCGGTTGCACCATTCCGCTTTATGACTACCAAGTGGAAGCCAAGGAAGCCCTGATAACCGCTTACTATGGTATTCTTCAAGCCCCTGCGGGGTGCGGTAAGACACAGATCGGAATTGCTGTTGCGACAGATACAGGTCGAAGGACACTCTGGTTGACCCATACACGGGATTTGCTCGTACAGAGCAAAAGCCGAGCGGAGCAGTACATGAGTCCTTCTCTGACTGGCACGATCACCGAAGGTAGAGTTCAAATCGGTAAAGCAATCACCTTCGCAACGGTACAGACCATGTGCAACCTCGATCTGAGCCAGTATCGTGATGTTTGGGATTGTATCATCGTGGACGAGTGTCACCGTGTAGCCGGAACCCCAACCGCTATGACGCAGTTCTCAAAGGTGCTGAACGCTCTGGCAGCTCGACACAAGTACGGCCTATCCGCTACGGTTCATCGGGCAGACGGTATGATTGCCGCCACTTACGCCTTGCTGGGCGGGATTGCCTATCAAGTGCCGGAGGAAGCGGTGAAAGATAAGATCATGACCGTCAGCGTTTTGCCCCGTGCCACACATCAAGGACTCAGCCGTGAGTTTTTGGACACGGACGGTACGATCATCTACGCCAAGTTGGTTAATTTCCTCGCTGACCGTTATCCCCGGAATAACCTGATTGCCGCTGACCTCGTGGAAAACCGAGATCACTACAATCTCATTCTCTCTGATCGGCTGACGCACTTGGAAACCCTGATGAACCGTCTTCCGCCCGACCTGAGAAAACAGGCGGTCATGATTGATGGGAAGATGACCACGAAGAAAGCCAAGGCTCTCCGAGAACAGGCCATTGAGGAAATGCGGCAGGGGCGCAAGCGGTATCTGTTCGCCACTTACTCTCTGGCAAAAGAGGGCTTGGATATTCCTCGGCTCGACCGTCTGTACCTGACTACGCCGCAGAAAGACTACGCTGTGATAACTCAAAGCATTGGTCGTATCGCTCGTACCTTCGAGGGAAAGGGAGAACCCATCGCCTATGACTATGTGGACGATGGTATCCAGTACCTCGTGCGAAGCTACAAAAAGCGGTGTACCACCTACCGGAAAGCGGGGTGCAAGTTCATTGACGGAGAGAACTGATATAAAGGTTCTCGTTGCCTGCGAGGAAAGTCAAGCTGTCTGTATTGCGTTTCGGCGTTTGGGGTATGAAGCCTACTCCTGTGACATTCAGGAGTGTTCAGGTGGACACCCGGAATGGCACATTAAAGTGGACGCTCTACTGTTACTCGGACGGTATCTGGTTTTCAAAACCGAAGACGGAAAAGCTCATTATGTTGAGCGGTGGGATTTGATAATTGCTCACCCGCCTTGCACTTTCATGAGTAATGCGGGAGCGTGTCGAATGTATCCCCGTAAGGGTCAAATTGATAAAGCTCGATTCCAAAAGGCGATGGAAGCCAAAGCGTTTTTCCTTCGATTTCTAAATGCTGACTGTGATCGAGTGGCTATTGAGAACCCCCGCCCTCTCAAAATCGTTGAATTGCCAAAAGAAGATCAGCGAATACAGCCATATCAATTTGGCGACCCGTGGAGTAAACTCACCTATCTTTGGCTGAAAAATCTTCCGCCGTTGGTTTACACCAATGTTCTTACAGAATGGAAGCCCTTTGTTCCTGCCGGAACAGGCCGCAAGGCGGGGGGGGACAGCTACGGGGCGAGGATACCTCACAATTCCAAAGCCCGTTCAAAAACATTCCCCGGTATTGCGAACGCTATGGCGCAACAATGGGGTGCAGTATTAGGAGGTGATACCGCTGAACCTTGAACCATTCATTTTCGACTGCGAGGTGTTTGCCTACGATTGGCTTTTTGTCTTCAAAAACAAGGTCACGGGGGAATACACCGAGATTTGGAATGACAACGAAGCGGTCGAACAGTTTATGACCCAAGAACCCCTGTTGGCAGGGTTCAACAATAAGCACTATGACCAATTCATTCTGAAAGCGGTTCTCTCTGGCTTTACGCCGGAGGAAATCAAGGCAGTCAACGATTTTATCATCGTTGGTGGTCACGAGGGCTGGGAGTACGCCCCTCTCCGTGACTGCGGGATTTTCTTCGACCAATACGATCTGATGGACGATTGCCAGATGGGTTTGTCCCTGAAAGCAATCGAAGCGCACCTCGGAATGGACATTCGTGAAACCACTGTTCCGTTCAACATCGACCGCCCTCTGACTGAGGACGAGAAGCGAGAGGTCGAGTTCTACTGCCGACACGATGTTGACGCAACCGACAGGCTGGACGATCTTCGTCAAGGCTACCTGTCCAGTAAGCTCACGTTGGGTCGTGAAAAGGGACTGTATCCAGCAAAAGCCCTCTACATGACCAACGCCAAGCTGACCGCTGCTTACCTTGACGCAGAGCAGAAACCGCACTATGACGAGCGGGAATACCAGTATCCACCGAAGCTGCTTCGTCAGTACATTCCGCAGGAAGTGTTCGACTTCTTTGAACGGTTGAAGGACAAGAGTATTCCTGACGAAGTGGTGTTCAAGGAAAAGCTCGATTTGATGGTAGGCGGCTGTCCTTGTACCATCGCCTACGGTGGTATTCACGGAGCTATCCCATGCTACCGAGAGGAAGCCACGGAAACCCGCTCTATCCGCAACAAAGATGTTGCAAGCTACTACCCGCACCAGATGACCTTGAACGGTTATTGTAGCCGAAACATTCCCTCTCCCGATGTGTATGCCGCCACCATTGAGCGGCGAGTCAAAGCAAAGAGAGCCGGGGACAAGGCTACGGCGAACGCTTTGAAGCTGGTGCTGAACACCACCTACGGAGCCATGCTGAACCGCTACAACGACCTGTATGACCCGCTCATGGGGCGCTCGGTCTGTATCTCAGGCCAGTTGCAGTTGCTCGAAATGGCGGAACATCTTGTTCAGGACTGCCCCACCTTGAAGATCATTCAGCTCAACACCGATGGTATCATGGTCAGTCTTGATGACTGCGATGTGCCGATGTATCAAGAGATCACGCAGGAGTGGCAGGACAGAACCGGTTTCGAATTGGAGGAAGACCTTATCAAGATGATCTGTCAGAAAGATGTGAACAATTATGTCGAGGTTCCCTTCGAGGGCGACCCCAAAATCAAGGGTGGCGTTCTCGTTCGTGGGATTGCCCCGGCAGGAGCGTTCAACATCAACAACAACGCTTGTGTGGTCGCCAAGGCGGTCAAGGATTATTTGGCCTACGGTATCCCGGTCGAAGATACCATCATGAGCTGCGACCGCCTGCTGGACTTCCAGTTGGTCGCCAAGGCCGGGAGCAAGTATGGTGACGCTCTCCATGAGGTAGACGGTCAGATGGAGGTCGTGCAGAAGGTCAACCGGGTATATGCCACGGAAGACCATCGGTGCGGAACCCTCTACAAAATCCACCTTGGCACTGGCAATCCCGTCAAGATTGCTGGACTCCCCGCAAAATGTGTCGTAGACAACGACAATCACCTGACAATTGATGTGGTTGACCGTGACTGGTATATCCGGCTGGCACGGCGTTATGTCCGAGATTTCCTCGGAGAGAAGCCACCCAAGCGAAATACCCGCAGAGTCAATTCCATCAAGAAAAAATTATTAGAAATGTTGGAGGTATAAATATGGCTACTACCAAGAAAGCCGCTGAGACTGCGGCGGTGGATTATTCCACCATGAATGTGTTCAAGAAGTTGCAGCTTGCCCGTGTGCGTTTCCTCGAAGCTGGCGTGGACAAGAGCGGCAAGCACATGAAGCTCGAATATAAGTATTTCGAGCTGGCAGACATTGTTCCCAAGGCCGAGCAGATTTTCCTTGAAATCGGTCTGATGATGGTTCCGTCCATGTACGGCGACAAGGCGACCGCTCGTGTCTACAATGTCGATGACCGTGAGGACTTCATTGATTTTGTTGCCCCGTACACCCCCATCGCCCCCATCGTGTCCAACGCTGGCAATCAGGTCACAAACGAAATGCAGGCGACCGGCAGCTCCATCACCTACATTCGCCGCTATCTGTGGCAGCTCGTTCTTGACATTGTGGAGCATGACAGTATCGACAGCGGCGAGTTTGATACGACCCCCGCACCCGCTCCCGCCGTCACCAAGAAGCCCCCTGTGACCACTGAACAGCGTCAGGAAATCAAGAAGGAACTGACCGGCGCTCCTGCTGGTGCGGCTACCGAAGAACAGGTCGGTACGCTGAAAAGTCTGCTGAAAAAGCTCATGGATATTGACGCAGAGCAGGAACAGTTCGTGCAGACCATCGCCATGAAGACCGAGGGTTTTTCCAAGATCGAAGCCGATAAGTGTGATGCTCTGATCGAGGGCGTGAACAATATGTTGGCTGGCTATGAAATGAAAACGGCGAAGGAGGGGTAAGGGTGAGTTGGAAACTCGTTCCGGGGTATGAGGGCTACTACGCCGTGAGTGACAGAGGTGCTGTCTACTCTCTCCGAAAGGAACGGGAATTGAAACCGAAAGTTGACCGTTATGGATATGAGGTTGTAACTCTCACCGTCCATGGTCGCCCTAAGTGTTTCACGATTCATCGGCTGGTCGCTCTGGCATTTATTCCTAATCCCTACAACAAACCGACAGTCAATCATAAGGACGAGAATAAGCGCAACAACGCCGTTTCTAACCTTGAATGGGCAACACACAAGGAAAACGATAATCACGGCACTCGCAATCAGCGCATGAGCAAATCGAAATGTCGTAGGGCTGTAATCGGACTATTCCCTGACGGGTCAACAAAGACATTCGATGGCGTAAAGGCTGCTTCTGACGCTTCCGGTATTGCTCACAGTCAGATTGCAAAGTGTTGTAAAGGGATTATCCAACAAACTCACAATATTGAATGGAGGTATTACGATGAAGTCCGTAGAATGGCTTAACGGCAACCGTATTCAAGTTGTTCCACCGGCCAGACCTAAGAAGTTGACAGGTACTCGTTTCGCCGCAGTCATGGGGCTGAACGCATGGACAACCCCGTTTGAGGTATGGTGCGCCGTCACTCGTACCTATGAGAAACCCTTTGAAGATACTATCTATACCGTTGCCGGTAAAACTATTGAGCCGAAGCAGGCTCAGTATATGAAGGAAGCCTACATGATGGGCAATCTTATCACTCCTACCGATGTGTTTGGAGAGAACTACTTCCAGCGAACTTGGGGCGACTTCTTCCCCGATCAGAAAGTCCTTGGTGGTAGCTGGGACTACCTTCTAGTGGATAAGGAAGGGAAGCCCACCACCGTCCTCGAAATGAAGACGAGTAAACGCATAGAGGATTGGGTCGATGACATTCCTGAGTATTACGCTTTGCAAGCGGCGTTGTACGCTTACCTTCTCGGCGTGGACGAGGTTATCATGGTCGCTTCCTTCCTCGAACCCAAGGACTACGATGCCCCTGAGAAGTTCGTGTGCAGCGGTGAGAATACCATCACCCGTCCCTTCAAGGTGTCCGAGCGGTATCCTGACTTCGAGAAGAAGTATGTGAAGCCTGCCCTGAAATGGTGGAAGGACTTCGTTGAGAGCGGCATTTCTCCCGCCTTTGACGAGCGCAAGGACGCTGAAATCCTGAAAGCTCTCCGTACCAACAACCTGTCTCCTGAAACGGATATGGCGGCGCTGGTCAAGGAAGCCGAAGACCTGAAAACCAAGCTGGATGCCCACGCCGCTGAGGTGGCCGAGGACGAGAAGCGGTACAAGGTCTTGACCGACATGATTAAGAAAGCCGCAATCGCTCAATTCCGTGACGGTGACAAGAAGGTATCTATCGCTGGTTCTGCCTATAATTGGGAAGTCAGCCGTACTTCCACCACGAAGATCGACAAGGACGCTATGAAAGCGGACGGTATTCTGGCGAAGTACACGACCACCGAGGACAGCTACCGCATTTCCCCAAAAATCATTAAGGAGGATTGACCTATGAAGTTTTCAAAGTTCGTGAAGTCCCTCGCCCCTGATGGTGGCGCTATCTACGAGTACATGGACGAACGCTGGCTTGCTTCCCCGTCCGTACTTATGCGCATTCCCGATGGTATCCGCAGCGTGACCGGGTACAGCAACGAGAAAATGCCTGACGGCATTGGTCGCCTGATTTCTCAGGTCGGTTGCACCGAGTACGCCACGCTGGTCAAAGCAATCATGCCTGAGCCGGACGGCGCAATCAAGGATTGTGTTCGTATCTTCGCCACGCAGGACAGCACCATGACCCTTCCCATCACCAATGATGACTGGTCGCTGATCGAGAAGTCTGACTTCTGCGAAATTCTGTATGCTTACGATCTGGAAAGCGACAAGAGCGTACCGAAAGCCCTGCTGGTCAAGCAGTACGCCAAGTACCCCGATGATGAAGACCAGTTGGTTGGTATCATCTTCCCCTGTGAGTACACAGAACAGCTCAATTTCTACACCATGAAGGAGGACAAAAACAATGGCTAAAATCGGACTCACCGAGGGTTTCACCCTCATTCCCGAAGGTACTCATGTCTTTCAGATTACCGATGTGAAGTACAAGGAAGACTTCGGCAAGCTGGAAGTCTATATGCAGACGCAGACCGGCAGTAAGCACATCGAGCGCTTCTCTCTGCTGAAATCCGATGGCTCTCCCAACGAGGGTGCATACAACGCTTTCAGCTACTTCGCCAAGACTGCCCTCGGCAATTTCGATCTGACCGAGATCGACCACACTGACCTGATTGGTCACTTCATCGAGTGTGATGTGGAACATGATGTTCAGGAGAACAAGAAGAAGCCCGGACAGAACATTACCTTCGTCCGTCTGGCCGATAAGCGCCCCTCTGAGGGCTGGAACGGCTCCGGTAATACGGTTGCTACCCCCATCACTAAAACCGCTCCTGCGGCTTCTCAGACCGCTCCTAAGACCCCGATGGATTTGGCAGCTCTCCTTGGCTGATACCGAGTGCGAGGGAGGGCTAATTTGAAAGGCTCTCCCTCGCCAATGGTATGTTGAAAATTATGTTGAAAGTGAGGATAAGCTACAATGGAAACAGCCTGTTCTAAGGTGCAAGCTCACCTAAATATCTGTAACGAAATCAATCGGCTTTACGAGCGTAAGAACCATGACTACGGTGACAGCTTTCACCAGACCTTCGTGGAAGAAGGAATGGCAATGGCTCGTATCCGATTGGGAGATAAGTTCAGCCGCTTTAAGACCCTCTCCCGTGGCGGTGAGCAGAAGGTCAATGACGAGTCTATCAGGGACACCCTGATTGATCTCGCCAATTACGCCATTATGACTGTGCTGGAAATGGAGGTCGCTGATGACACTGAATGAATATCAGGTACTCGCCTATCGAACGACCAACCATGAGCTGACCAATCAGGGTCTTATCGAAAATGGGGTCATGGGTCTATGTGGCGAAGCGGGTGAGTGTATCGACCTCGTGAAAAAATCCTTGTTTCAGGGTCACGACCTTGACCGTGAAAAGCTCATTGACGAGCTGGGTGATGTTCTCTGGTACGCCGCACAGTTGGCAACCGGCTTAGATGTGGGCTTAGATGTTGTTGCACAGTACAACATCAATAAGCTCAAAGAGCGTTACCCTGACGGGTTCGACAGCGAAAAGAGTATTCACAGAAAGGAGTACGAAAATGCCTGACTGCTTCTCCAAGTCCGAAGTGACCGATTTTCTGAACTTCATGAAGTTGCCTGACGGAACCTCTGTTGTTTCCGATGACATGATGAATTACCTGATGGCTTACGGCTTCTTCACCGCCCCTGCTTCCACCAAGTACCACGGCAATTACGAGGGCGGTCTTCTGAACCACTCCCGCATGGTCACGGAGTACCTTCTGGCGCTCACTCAGGCCAATCACCTGATCTGGCGCAAGGCTCGTTCTCCCTTCATCGTGGGTATGTTCCATGACCTATGTAAGATCGACCAGTACCGCCACCCGGTAACAGGCCACATTGAAGAATTTAATGGTGGGAGCACACCAATCTATGACGAACAGGCGTGGGAGTACAACCCCGACACCCTTCTGAAAGGCCACGGCGATAAGTCCGTCATGCTTCTCTCTCAGTTCTACACACTGACTGATGAAGAAATCATGTGTATCCGCTATCACATGGGTGCTTTCACCGACAAGTCCGAGTGGAACGATTACACCAGAGCCGTCCGCCAGTATCCGAATGTGCTGTGGACGCACCAAGCCGATATGTTGGCAAGCCATGTTGCGGGGGTGTGAAGTATGTATATTCCAACGGTTTCTTTTGATTTCGATGGCGTAATTCATTCCTACCGAAGCGGGTGGAAGGGTGCCGCTGTTATCCCCGACCCTCCCGTAGAAGGGATTAAAGAGGTCATTGAACAACTCATAAGCGATGGTTTATGTGTGGTCATCTGTTCTTCTCGTGCGGAGTCCTTTGAAGGACAGGCGGCGATTGCTGAATGGTTAAAACACTACGGATTTCCTATGGTGCAAATTCAAGCAAGAAAAGTTCCCTCCATCGTTCATGTCGATGACCGTACAATCTGTTTCGATGGCAGAGCAAACAACCTCTACGAACAGATTATCAACTTCAAACCTTGGTATGAAAGGGAGTCTGAAAGTGAAAATCATTGAACCTTCTGTGGAGCTTATCAATGCTCCCGATTATAAGACCCTTCTGACCACCATCGAAGCTGCTGGGCGTACTTGTTACAAATCCGAGGACAAAATCACGGATGGAAGCGCAGAGAAGTTCGTCCGGGGCATTATCAAGCGGGGTCACGAAGCTGTCATTGAGCATGGCTCTCTTACTGTTCGCTTCGTCTGCGACCGGGGCGTGAGCCATGAGATTGTCCGTCACCGTCTGGCTGCGTTCTGTCAGGAGTCTACTCGATACTGCAATTACGGCAAAGAGGGCTTCGGTGGCGAGATCACCGTCATTCGTCCCTCGACCTTCGCCAAGACCGACTCGACCTACCACATCTGGAAGCGGTCGTGCGAAAACGCCGAGGTTGCCTATTTCGATCTGCTGAACGAGGGTTGCACCCCGCAGGAAGCTCGATCTGTCCTTCCGAACAGTTTGAAAACCGAGGTGGTCATGACCGCTGATCTCAGAGAATGGCGGCATTTCTGCCGTATGCGCTGTCCCGTAGCGGCTCACCCTGATATGCGGGTCGTTGCCAATATGCTCCTGACCCTGCTGAAACAGACCTATCCCGTCTTCTTCGAGGACATTGAGGTATGAGGATTAAGAAAGCTGGCGGTAAGGTGTTCGGTGCGGTCTTAACTGCCGCCGAGAAGAAAGCGATGGACATGGAAATCAATCGTCAGATTGTGGAAGCCGACAGGCGCTACGCCGATGACATTGACGCTATGGTGCTTTATACCCTCCATGTTCACCTTGGTTTCGGCAAGAAGCGCCTGCGGAAGTTCTATGACGCTTTCTCCGCCGAGCATGACCGCCTTATCCAGTATTATCAAATGCCGGACGATTACACATGGCTCTGCAAAGAAATGTTGAAGCGTATCGGCGTTGATGTTGAAGCATGGAACAAAGAAAGGAAAGAACCCGATGAAACTGAAAAGCATTGACGGCAAAGTGCCGTATATCATGGCTGCTGGAAAGGACTTCGTGAAAGATGAAATGTCGCTGGCGGCGGCAGAGCAGATTTGTTCCCGTGGAACACAGACCGCCAGCAAGCTCTTTCCTGATTTCCCCATCTGCATAGATGGCAAGTTCTATTTTGCTGGAACCTCGACAAAGCCCAAGTCCAGCAAGTCTAAGACCCCTTGCGGGGGCTGAGATTTTCAATCTTCCTGTGGTTCGTCACCATTGTCGCAGTCCTTTGTCTGAAATTACCCACGGTTGAGGTTGAAGAACCTTCTCCCGTTGTCGAGGTGGTAGAGGTAGTCACCCCTGAGCCAGAACCGGAGGTGACACCTCAGCCGTGGACAGACGAGGAAGTGATTGTACTGGCGAAAATGCTATGGGGAGAAGCCAGAGGGGTCAGCTCTGACGCTGAGAAAGCTGCTTGTGTGTGGTGTGCGCTCAACCGTGTCGATCACGGCTACGGCGACATTATAACGGTCGTGACTACACCCAAACAATTTGTAGGGTACAACGAGGAAAACCCGGTTGATGATGGTTTGATTACTCTTTGTATAGATGTGCTGACTCGCTGGTATGCAGAGAGAGAAGGTCAGGTCGAGGTCGGTCGTGTCCTCCCTGCGGATTACCTGTGGTTTTCGGGAGACTCAAAACGAAATCATTTCAGAAATGCCTATAAGGGCGGAACGGTATGGGACTGGTCTTTACCAAGTCCTTATGAGGATTGAGATATGAAACGAATTGATTTAGCAGGCCAGCGATTTGGTCGCTTGACGGTTTTAGATTACAACGGTAGTTGCCGCTGGAAGTGCGTTTGCGATTGCGGAAACATTGTATATCCACTCGCTGGAAACCTTGTCAAAGGTGATATTAAAAGCTGTGGGTGCTACCGCAGAGAAGTGTCCAGCACACAGCATAAAATGCACGGTCAAGCCCATACCCGTCTATACGGTATTTGGAAAGCTATGCGGAAGCGGTGTAACAATCCAAATGACAAGTGTTACAACTTATACGGCGGCAGAGGAATAACCGTGTGTAGTGAGTGGTCACACTTTGAGCCTTTTCAAGAATGGGCGTTAAGTCATGGATATACTGACACTTTGACAATCGACCGTATCAATCCCGATGGGAATTATTCTCCCGATAATTGTCGTTGGGCTACTTGGAAAGAACAAGCCAACAACAAACGACCGAGAGGTGGTAGCCATGTATGAGAATATACCCGCCGAACTTCGAGGGGAAAAGGCATGGGTCAATGTGTGGGACGGGTCAAAGGTTCCCATGCAGGCCACCGTGAGAAAGGCGGCTTCTTCCTCTAACCCGGATACATGGTCAAATTACATTGATGCTGAACACAATGTCCAGCACGGCTACTATGACGGTCTTGGCTATGTGTTTCACGATACAGGGGTTGTAGGTATCGACATTGACGATGGCTTTACTGATGGGCTTCTAAACCCGCTGGCGGCTGACATTATCGGTCATTGTCAGTCCTACACGGAAAAGTCCAGAAGCGGGAGAGGGATTCATATTCTCGTTCGTGGTGAGCTGCCCTTCAAGGGCAAGAACAACCGTGCCGCCGTGGAGATTTACAAGAGCAATCGGTACTTCATCATGACCGGCAAGGTTTTGATCTTCTCCGAGATCATTGAAAACCAGTCAGCGATTGACTATGTGATCGAGAAGTATTTTCCCGACACGCCGAAGGAAAGTAGCTCAGGTACGGTCGCCCCTCAGCGTATCTATTCTCCCATCTATCGCCGCCCTGAAAACGGCAAGCTGCATTTGAAGCCTGAATACCCGCCTATCACACCGGGAAGCCGGAACCTCAGCCTGACTTCTCTGGCGGGTCAGCTCCATAACCAAGGATACACCAAAGCAGAGATTTACAAAGAGCTGTTATACGCCAATCAACAGGCTTGCAAGCCGCCGCTCCCTCAGTCCGAGGTCGAGTTGATTGTTAACAGCGTGACCAGATACAGGAGGTAATTATGAAACCTTATCAACGTGGCGATGTTGTTGTCATTGATGTTCCCATGCTTGCCAACAGTCATATTCAGGCCGGTAAGCGTCCGTGGGTGGTTGTGCAAAACAATGTCGGCAATCAGTTTTCTTCCACCAGCATTGTCGTTCC